CGTCGTTGTCCACTGCCGTGGGATGTTCGCCACCCGACACACTCGATCCGGCCTCAAAGCCTCCCAGCTTTTCCGGTGGCACGTCGTAGAGCCTACCCTGATTGGGATTCGTCCCGACAACCGTATAATCCGTGCCACAGGTGCCGCCATCGTCGCCAGTAGTTACCTCGAAGGTCAGGAACGGCAGTCGATTTCCGTCCTTGATCAATGGAAGATCTTCAAAAACGGCATAGGCCGTACCGCGATATGCCGGCGCAAATCCGACGCCCTTGTCCGCCTCAATCAACGGATCCGGCATCTGATCTTCGGTGCCCAGATAGAAGCGCACGTTGCCACCTTCCAGTGCAATGCCGTCGTAGATCAGACGCTTCTCCGGGCCGGCCCAGATGCGTAGCACGCCGCCGATCGGTCCATCGCAGATTGCTACGGCGAAGTTGCCGTAGTAGGAGTAGTTCACTGTCGTCTGGCTCGGGCCGCCCTTACCGCCCTGTTCCGTCTCGCTGACGACCTCCTTGATATCCTGCGCCCAGATCACGTTGCCTTGCAGAGCAACGGTTCCGTAGATGATCGGGATGGGCGAGCCGTATTCAGACCGCTGCGCACGCAGGTCATCAAGGCGCGGGCCGTACTGCGTTGGCAGCGAATCGAAGGTTGACCCGACACCGCCACCAATGGCCCCACCGATGGCGCCACCAATAGGGCCGCCAACCATATAGCCGACGACCGTGCCGATGACTTGCCCGATTGCCTGACCACTCATTCAACCCCCGGAAATGCGTATGCTGCGACGATGCGTTTGCGCCAGTCGTCGCTTAAGCCGTGCTCGACTACGCGACGGGCCGACAGGTAACTATGGATGATGCCGACGTCAGTAACGATGGCAATATGCTGCGGCTGTGCGTCGAAGCGCATCAACAGGAAATCGCCAGGCTGGAAGGCATCTACCGGCGTACCGAACATATCCAGCGCCTGCTTCAGGCTTCTGCCATCCGGCGTACGCGAGTAGCCCATCTGGTCGCCTTCGGTCGAGATACCGACGTCGCGTGCGACACAGACCAGCAGGCCGGCGCAATCGATGCCGGCTCGAGAGCGGCCTTGGTGGTGGTACTTGCAGCCAATATACGACCTCGCCGCGGCGATGATTTGCTGTCGTGTAGCCATGTCTTATGGGATCGTTACCTGCAAAGCCCGGCCGAAATAGTTGGTACCTGCCTGAACCGCAGCACCACCGAAAGACATTGGGTAAGGATTGTCATATGAGAGGGTGTAGGCGTACGGTCCTGGGGTATAAGCGACCGAAGCAGAAATATTGACGTATCCAACTGTCCACTCAACCGGCATGTTCAGATATGCATCTAGGTCATCCTGAGACGATAGCAGTACTACATCCCAAAGCTCGAAAGTCTCACCGTCGACTTTGCGTACAACGTGACGGAAGTACGTTTCAGGGTTCGGAGTAGCCTCAAGGGACCACTGGTTCCCTTCCGTGATGAATACGGTCTTTTGCACACCGAGAGGCGATGTCCAGATTTTGCTCGGCGGGGTAACGTTCCCGTAAGGAATCCGGTCAATTGGAACGACATCCCCTACACTAAAGGCGCTTCCGTATGCCGAATACTGTTTGCGGATGGTGATGTGGCTGAGCGTTCCTTGGGTTGGGTCGGTAGACCACGGATTGGCCGGGTCGGCCGTGCTATACCACACATCGCCAACCGTGACCTGCAGCGCGTACATGGCCTTCGTCTCAGGGTATTGGACATTGGGCTGTGCACCAGTAACCCAGTTTGGCGTCCATCCGGTACCGATTAGCGGACCACCCCCACCAGAATCACCTCCGCCGGTCCCGCCGCCCGTACCGCCAGTTCCCCCGGCCGGCACCTCGTCACCGTAATGAACACCCCCTTGACGATAGATCCTTGAGCCCGGTAGGTCGGGGAAGCCCCTGAAGTTGATTCCGTTGTTATGCTTGAGAATGCAATCTTCTTCAAAACGCTTGGTGCAGCCTGCGTGTACCATGTAGGTATCGCCAGACATGATCGGCTCATACATCGAGTGGGCCAACTCGATCCGACCGGGACTACTCTGTTTCACTTCCATGCTTCGACCAGCGTTTGCGCCCGTCATCCACGTCAGCTTCGCGCCAGTGAACCAGTCCGCTACTTCGCTTCTCGCCGCGTCCGTAAAAATACGATTCTCCTGCGCCGATCCCACGATTCCTGGAACAGTAATCGCTGCCAGATCGACCTTGCAGCGTGCGTCGCCCAGGTCAGCCGTACATTCTTCCGTCACTAGCCGAACGATTGTGCGCGTGTATGCCTGCATCAGGCCGCGCAGTTCAGCTGTGAACTTCGATCTACTTCCGCGCACTTCGCCCAATGTACCGACGCGCAGGACGTTTTTGCCCATCGTAAGGTCGGCGTAGTTGACCTCGAAGATTTCAATAGCCGCGTAGTCCCACAGTCCTGAGTGGATATCGTCGTCGGTAATTGCGGGAGAAGCAAGAAAGCCTTCGATCTCAAGGTTATCGGGATTGAGTTCGGCGCTGCTCTCGATGTCCGAAGCGTTATAGCCTTGGGTCGCCTGGTAAGTAACGCCACCGATCACGATGTCACGGTCAAGCGTGGTTGCGGCGACTACCGTACCGTTAGTCAGAGTCGCCTTCCAGCAGGTTGCGAGCGTGGTTGTGCCGCTCGCATAATGAGCTTTCAGTGCGGTTCCAAGCGATTTCACTCGCGAATCTCCTGCAAAACAACCGACGGGCCAGCGGCGAACCGGTTATCAGCCCCGCCAGGTGCGACCAGATCCCAATCGATAAAATCGTCCATGAAGTGAACTGGAAGGTAGAACGATCCAATCCACGTCAATGAGGCGGCATCGGGCGAACCGGATATCGACGCCTTGCCAGTCGCCGGATCAATCGACGCGGCAATCGGGTCGCCATTCTGATACACCGCAATCGTTCCCTTTGGCCGGGTGATCTTGCGGTCCTTGGTGCGCCCCGATCGTGGTTCGGTGTATCGCTTGGTGAGCTGATATCCGCCGGCGCTGTCCAAGGTGAAGATGCCTCCGGTTGTCACATGGTTGTCCTTCGGGTCTTCCATGAGCAGACCAAAGGCGCCCCCTTCCGTGATTTCGTGCAGCGTTTCCAGCGTTTGCCACTGGTCGACCCGAAGTGGGGCGATGCCGATCTCGAATTGCCGTAGCGTGCTAGTCCAGCCAATGTTGATCGACTGGATGCCGGAGTCCGTCACAACTCGGTCGTTGCGGCGCATGTTCTTGCCGCGCACGCCGGCCGAGATAATGCTGTTAGGCAGAACGACGTCCGCAAACACAGTAATAGCCATCAGCCGTTCCTTCTCTTGGATAGCTCGATTCCGCGGGCGATCTGCAGCCCTTGCTGCTGCGCGGTGGCACGGCTCATACCCGGCTGTGCAGTGACCTGTACCTGGATATGAGTCGTGCCCCCCTGTCCCTTGTTACTTCCAGATGCTTCCACGCGACCTGGCTGGCTACCCATCATCAGGTACTGCTTACCGGCGACTTCCAGCAACTCAGGCCCCTTTTCGTTGACGCGGTACATGCCACCAGCCGATACCGGGCCGCCAAGCTCCCGGGCGCCGCGCACTTTGACCGCGTTCGTAACTGCCGACTCGGCCTCGTTCTTCACGCCGAGACGGTCGAGCAAGCCACCAAGTACGCTCGCAGACGATTCACCCTTGCCTTTGCCACCAGCGATGGTATGCAGCAGCGTCGAGACGGTAGAGCGCGACTCGCTCGTCTTGGCTTCTTTGGAGACCGCATGCTTCGACGATTTGCTTTCGGCCAGGATGCGAGCAACGATACTCATGCCAAGGTTGTCGCGGTGACGTGGATCGTCGGCACGCAGCACTTCCTCGCGCTTGCCCTTTGGCCCACCCATCAGGATCGCCGGCACCTCGTTGTGCTTGAGCTTTTCGCCAACCTTGTCCGCAGCTTTTCCGACGATGCCGCCGGTGTGATAGCGCGGCGCACCAGCGAACATGCTCATCGAGACATTGCGAGTAGCGGGAGGCTGGCCAACGATTCCGCCACTGTGGAAGATGCCCGTTGAGGCCGCGGCGGACTCGTACGAAGACGAGCCGCTCGAACCGCCGAACAGGTTGGCGATAAAGCCGCCAATCCCACCGCTGCCAGATGAGCCACCGGCTTGCATCGCCATCACGGCAGATTGGAACAGGCCAACGATGCCAGGTAGACGCACCATGGCATTGCCGCCCTCGCCTGCGGCACTTGCCAGTTTCAAAACATCAGACGCGGTTGTGACCGTCTGCTTGTCGAATACTTGCAGCGATTCGGTAACGTCCGACTGTGCACCGGCCAGGTCAGAATCAATCGGCGGCGACTGGGTCTGGTCGTAGCTATACGGCGCTTCGCTAGTCTGAACATCGCCGGCCGCGGCCTTTCCGTCCTGCGCTCGCACGCCAGACAACGGCTTGTTCAGCGCATTGGCGGCGTTTTCAGCGGCAGTCTTGAGGGCATCGAGTGCGCCACTCGATGCATTGATGGCGGCAGTCTGCTGCAGCAGGGCCTGATCCTTTGGGTCAGCCTTGATTCCGAGCGCATCCTTGAAGATGCCGGCCAGTGCACCATCGCCCTCGGTCAAGCCTTTGAGCTGGCCCTCAATGTATTTCTGTAATGGGGCCTCGATCAGGATCTTGCTGATGCTGGTCGAGATCTGTTGCGCCATCGGCTCAAGAAGGGTCTTCTTGATGCCCTCAAGGACCGTTTTGCCCTTCGACTCCACCTTCAGGCCGTCACTCTCACCTTGCAACTGGTCGATGCGCTTCTTCAGCGTCGCCTTGTTGCGCTCGTCCTTCTCTTGCGCGAGGTAGCCGCGGAGCTGATCGATACGCTTGCCGTACTCTTCCTTCTGCGAGCGAATATCCTGCTCGGATTGGACCCGGCGCTGGCTATAGAACTCAACGAACGCGTTCGGCGCGCCACCAACGCTTTGTGCCAGGCCTGCCGCAAGCTCGCGGTTGGCGTCGCGCAGGCGACTGAGCGCGGGATCAATCGCGTTGGCAGCTTTGGCGTATTCCAGTGCCAAATCAGCGGCGAATGCCTTGATCTTCGGATCGGTCGAGGCATCAGCTAATTCCTTGGCTTTGCGGGCCAGTGCGCCAAGTTGATCGAGCTCGTTGACGCGAAGTGCGTATAGTCCGCGCTCGGTCTCCATTAGTGACTTGCCGAACTGCTCGGCGGTCATCCGGTACGCCTCTTCAGCGCGTGCGCTGTTACTGGACAGGATCGAGGTTTGACGCTGCACCTCGTTAAACTGATCGGTGACCGTGATTGCACGGGTCAGTGCTTCGACGTCGACCTTCGGTGCGCCAGGTAGCCCCTTGGCTTGCGTTGCCAAGAGTTTTGCGTTGGCGATAACGGTCTGAGCGCGCAGCGCTGCGGCGCCTGCTTCGTCGCCCTGCATCTGCAGCAGGTTGGCGCGGTAGTTCGTGACCTGCTCGGACAACGCGCGGTAGCTGGACGACTCTTCTTCGTTGACCAGAACGGTATCGCGAGATGCGCGCAGCTCGATCTTCGATTTTTCAGCGTCGATTTCGTTGATGCGGGTGCGGGTTTGCACCTTCTCGGACGGGTCTTTGGTCTGTCCAAGGTACTGCTCGAGGCGAGCTTTTTCCTTGTTGAGCTCATCCAACTCGGCGGCCACGCCGTCGGCAATCGCCTTGCGCTTCTGCTCGTAGTAGTCCACAAGCGAGACGCCGCCGCGCTGATACACACTTTGCAGGTAGTTCTGCTGGAAGTTCAGTGCGTCGCGCTCTGCTTGCAGGGTATCTTGGATCCCCTTCAGGTCGTTCTGCAACTGGGCGCGCAGGACTTGCGATGCCTCGGAATTCTTGGGCGTGCTGTTGGTGAAGTCTTTTTTGAGCTGGCCCAGCGCTACCTTCTGATCGGCTGCGCTGACGGGCGTACCCGCAGCCTCTGCATCTTTGAAGCTACGGTTCAGCTTGTCGAGCGCTTCCTTATAGGCAGACGCGGCCTTCCCGCGTTTCAGGTAGCTGTCGATAACAGACTTCGCTGCAATGCCGGCTTGCTGCGCCTGAACCTTGTCGGCTTCATTGGCGGCATCGGCGTCTTTACGCGCCTGCCCAGCCAGTTGATCCTGCAGTTCGAACTCGAGGCTTTTCGGATCGTTGCCCGACAGTTGAGCCGTACGGCTCTGCGGCGCGGGAGCAAACGGGTTGCCACCACGACGAGATTCGCGGATCCTCGCGTCGAGGCTGGCAATCTTTCCCTCGATGGTCTCGGTGCGACCGATATCGTAGGCCGCATCCCAGAAGTTGGACCAAGCGTTCTTGACGGACCGGAGCGTGCGCTCGATCGCGCCGAGATTCGGGTCCAGCTTGTGCAGGCGCTCGATCAGTGCGGTGTAAATGATGGCTTGAGCGTCCGCCGCCTTGCCGCCATCCTCGAATGCTTTGATCGCGTCATACTGCGCCGCCGTGATGAAATGCAGCGTGCGGTTGTGCTCTTCAGCCCACTTCGACGGCGACTGAGCCATGCTGGCAAAGTCTTTGACGACGTCGGCAGCGGTCTGATCAGTCGCCTGGGCATAGAGGGCGATTGCCTCCGTCGCCTGCGCGAAGACCTGCGGGCCAACCTGACCAGAACTGATCGCAGCTTGCGCGGCTTCCAGCGCTGCGTTAGCGGTGACTTGGCCGTGCGACGCAATTTCCCTGGTGAGGCCGGTGAGTTTGCCCTCGGTCAGGCCGGCGTAGTTGCCAGTCAAGACAACGGCATCGGCAAAAGCCTTGCTCTGGCGCGAGCCTTCGTAGAAGGCGTAACCAAGTGCTGCTACAGCGCCTGCTGCGCCGCCCAAGGCGATCCGCATCGGCGTCAGCACACTCATGATGGCCCTGAATGCGCCACCAGCGCCGCCAAAGGTTCCGGACAGTTGCGAGCCCTGCTGGATGAATGCGGTCAGCGGAGAGCCGCCAGAGGCGATCTGGACGAAGAAGTCGTTCAACTGAAACGACAGTTGCTGCGCCTGGTTGGCGGTCAAGGCCGATTGGCGACCAACCGATCCGAGGGCTACTCGGTGACGTTCAGCAGCTTCAGTAGCGCCGCGCTGGGTACGTGCCACGTTCGCGGTAGCAGTCGACACTGCCGCTTGTGCGGATTGCAGGCGAGTTTGTGCCTGCGCGACAGCTTCAGTATTACCCGCGCCCGAACGGGAAGCGTTATCTAGCGCAGCCTGCGCGGTAGCAACGCGTTGCATGGCGGCGGCCAGACGAGCCTGTGCTGCTTCGTTGCGTGCGTTGGCTTCTGCAAGTCGTTGAGCAGCCTCGGCAGCGCGTCCTTCTGCGGCGCTAAACGCATTTACGGCGGTCGTGCCGCGAGCGGCAGCGGCAGCAAATGCGTTCATGCCGGCAGCGCTCGGCGCGGTCCCGCCAACGTTCGTCGTGGTCGTCGATTGGCGCGATACCGATTGCTCAGAGACGGTGCGGGTAGTGCTCTCGCGGTTCAGGCTTGCGATGCCGCGGCGGGCGTTTTCAGCTTGCGAGGCGACACTAGCCAGCGCTGCGGCGGTTGCGCTGATACCTTGCGGCGCATCCAAACGGATCGGCGTCGCCGCAATTTGGCGATACGATGCGGCGGCTGTGGAAGCTGCGGGCGCAAGTTCGCTCAGTGCGCTACGCTGAGAGCGGGCGGCGGCGGTCAAGCGTTCGACCGTGGTCTGTGCACGGCCAGCATCGGCAGCCAATTGCGCGACAGGCGCGGCGGTAGCGGTTGGAACACGCTGCCCGGTAGAGGCGCTGACAATCGATTGGGTAGTCAGTGGTGCACGAACGGCCGGAGCTGAAGAAGCGGCCGCAAGGATGCGCGGCGTGGCGGCGATCGCACGGTTTGCTTCAGTGACGGTCGTAGCGACGCGAGTAGCCTGCGTGGCAGTGGCCGACATAGCCTGCGCCACCTCGCGCATGGCGTTCGGGCTGGCTTGCGGTGCTGCAGTCAGTGCAGCGGCAGCGATCGACGGAGCTTGAGCAACAGGAGCTGCTACCGGCGTTTGGTTCTGGCGGTAGGAGCGCGCAGTCGTTTCGGCAGCTTGCGCCAGTTGCACGAAGGCCGTACGGCTAGCATTGACCGCTTCGGTCTGGCGATCGATGGCTAGGCGCGCACCGGCTGCGGCACTGGCGAGCTGGGTGATACCGTTGGTGTTGATCGGACCGAGAACGGGCATAGCCGGCGCGACAGTGGACGCTGCCTGCGCCGGTCGGGCGGTCTGCGCAACTCGCGGCAGGGTTTGCTCACTCGATGCGCGGACATTCGTCACCGCATCGCGGATATTGGAGCCGGCAGCCTCGGCGCGAGTACGTGCGGCAGCCAGATTCTGGCCGAACTGTCGCGACGCATCACGGCCGAGTTCTGCTTGGGCCTCATCCAGGCTACGCGTGCGGTTGATGCTGTTGGTTAGGGCCGGGATCAGCGTTTGGCTGATCGTGCGGCCTTCCAGCAGCGTTGCGGACGTAACGCGGCCAGCCGACGTCGCAGCCGCATTGCCAGCATTGACCATACGGTCAAATGCGGCAGCGGCAGTCCCCACTTGGGAGCTGTCAACGGCTAGGGTCAGTACGGTACGATCCACGGTTACTCCTGGTCTTTACGCATCTGTTCGAGCGCTGCATCCTCAAGGATGCGAATTTCATCTTTTAGCCGCCGCACCTCGTCCCTGCTCACGCCAAGGTCATCGATTGCGCGGTAGACGATGTTGTAGTCCAGCCCATATGGCCGGCCTGAATCGACGCGCCACTGCGTCCCCATTTCGATAAACAGGTTCACAGCTCGGAC